TACTAGTGATTTAGTAAACATTATTTTGCTCCTGTCTTTTTCTTTTTCTTGATAGTTATACCCGATTGTCCATACTTATCCGCTGGCAATTCTAGAGGTTCTTTATTGCTTGCACCACCTGTTGTTCCGCTAACTCCCGCTTCACCAGATAATCCAAAATCAAAAATAGATTCTCTAAATTTTTTCAAACCTTTTTTCTTTTCAGCTAATGGATTAGGACTGACCATTCTAGGTTTAGCTGAAAAATCTGCAACATCGTCATTACTAAATTCTGTTGCTTCTCTATATGTTTGGTCTCCTAGACCAGCACCAGCGGCACCTGTAGTTGCTCTGGAGTCAAATGTAGAACCAACACCATCAGATGCGCCCACTTTAGATACACTTAAAGACCTATTGCCATTTTTACGCAATCTTTCTTTATTTGCATCCATGTTGAAACGATTTTCTTTTGGTTCTGGATTCTTTGTCAACGTAGGTGTGGATTCTGTGTATGTATTACCGCCACCAATCCTAGCTATGTAATTAGTATTTTGTTTGATATCGCCATCACGGACATCATCTCTTTTACCTAACTTAGCTGCATATTGCATTATAGGACTGTTATTATCTTTAATAACATTCAAACCTTTGCTTCTCAGATTATCCTTTTGGATATTCTTAGCATTCTTTTCTTCATATAAATTTAAGAATCTGTTAGATTCGTTATATACAGATTCACCCAAGAAACTGGATGTTTCCTTATATAAATCTGTTATTTCTTCTGATTCTTCTTCTAAACTATTGCTATTATCAAATCTTACAAAGTTTTCAAATAGTTCTGTAAAGTTTTGAACATTCTTATGTGCTTTTTCCCATTTGTTTTGACGGACAGATTCTTCCATCATTCTAGTCAAAAGAGAGTTGCGTTCTTTACTCACTCTGTTGGTTGTGTCAACAAAAATCATCATGGTTTCATAACCAAGTTCTTCTAGTTCTTCTTTGACGTAACCAATTCTTTCTAAGTCATCAGCAGGACCATTGATGATTAATGGACCACGAGTCCTTACTGCCTCGAATCTTGGATTCATAGACTTCATGGCCAACTTGTGTTTGTCGTTAAGGACATCACACACTTGAGTAAAATTAAATTCTACTGCTCTAGATTCTGCAATAGCTTCACGTAAAACGATATCTTTGCCAGAACCTGGACCACCAGTCACAAAAATAGCTTTGTGGTGACCATGTGTATAACTCTCATGTAAACCCATGCCTTTGCGGACATCTTTCATCAATTCTCTTGCGTGTTCATCTTTAACGTGGTGTGGAACACCTTGTCTGAATGAGGAAAAGTCATTATTCTTAGCATGTTCACGCATCTTGGTACCAGACATACCTTCTGATCCTTCAGCATCAGGATCACGATGACCTGCTGAATGTACTGTGATGTGTTTGAACTTATAATGACCATGGCCTGCTTTTACACCATTGTATTTGTGTAATAAAGCATGCATTTCTTTAACACGGTCTGAACCTGCAATAACGTGCAAGTGGTCTGCACCTTGAGCATGTAGTTTAGCTGCATGGTGTAGAATAGTTGGATGTTCTTTAGATGAAGTTTCAAAATGAGTACCTGGAGAATATCTCTTTAGATGTTTAATCTTCTGTTCACCAGAAAGTGGATTCTTTTTGGCATCTTGTGAATGAGATACAACAACAGTATGTGGTGATTTATGTTTAGCAGCAACTTCACGTACCTTGTCAATTAGTTTCAAGTGACCGGTAGTTGGAGGGTTCATGCGGCCAAAAGCCATAACCGCATGTTTCTCTTTTGCTTCTTTTTCTTCAATAATCTGTAGGAATGACTTCATTTTCTGACTTTAAGTAGATTAGCTCTTGCGAATTCGGCTCTATTAACTAATTTAGTTGGTTCACCTGCATGGTTAACAACGAATCCTTCTGGACCAGTTTTCTTACCATCGATATGATGTTCCAAACCACCTTCGTGATGTTGTAATACATCCACTAATTTATTCTTTGCTTTTTGTAAATGACTGTGCATCTTTAATAGATTATCATAATGTGTTTTATTAGCTTCAATATGTTTCACGTGAGGTTCAGCTTCTTTTTCTCTTTTAACCACACCAGCAGGAGTTTTTAACTTAGCTGCAGCTTTCTTATATTTGTCAGTAATATGTTTCTTCAATCCTTCAGTATCAGGTTCTTCACCTGTACGAACTGTATGATTGATATATGTACTTAGATGACCTGTTTCACCCATGTGACTTGTTGCGATATGGTTGTACATATCAGGATGTGCTTTGTGAATCTTTTCCGCAGCATTCATGTGCTTCATAAACTCATTTTGGTCTTTATCTGAGTAATGAACTTGTCTTGTATCGTGGTTTGGTGATTTTTGCCAAACGTCAGGATGTTGTTTGAAGTTATGTAAATCAGGATGTGGATCAGCCTTCATGGAACTAATATCGTTACCATGATACTGAGTATGTGTCACAATACCTAGTTTAGACCTTTTAACCTTATCAGCCTCATCACCTTTGGCAGTATAAGTGATGGTATTAGGTGTAAACGATACTTTACCACCTGGTTTATGCACCAAATCTTCACCTGAGTGCATGATATCGCCTTGATATACACCAGTCTTAGGTGTAACTTTCTTCAAGTGATTCAATGCAGCATGGAGTTTATCCATAAGACCTGGAGCGTGTCCATGGTTCTTTAGAATATCAGCGTGAGTGTAATTAAGTTTAGGTGTCTTGTTAAATGCGGATTTTGATGCCACAAAGAACTTGCCATTCTCTGGATGATGGCCAAATACCACAGAAGGAGAACCATCATATTTCATTGTCAAAGCAGAACTATTACCACCAGATTTAATGTGGTTGTGTGCCTGCATTAATGCACCTTTAGCGTGCTCGAAACCTTTGGCACCGTGGAATAAAGGTCTGTCCTCAGCATGATGAATATGCTTGAGTTTGGAACCTTCTTCGGCCTCAGCTTCTTCTTTCAAAAATGAGATAAAACTTTTCATGTTTCCTTAGACTTGCAATACACTTTGATTGCCATGAAGTTATTTATACAACTTTTTAATTCATACCATCAACCCGTATAAAGATTGAGGAGAATACATAGTCAATAACTTTCTACTTGGCCGTTGCCAGCCAACCATCCAGAAACGTGTATTTTGTCAAATTCAACTAGATATTCTTTTGGAATATTAAGGAAATGAGCATGTTCAAAGTCCATGTATTGATACAATGGTACATTTTTGATACAAACTTCCATGTAATTCTCAATTAAAGATGGACAAAAAGAAAACATTCTGGTGATTAATAAATGTGTAGCACCGTGTGTTACATGTCCCATCCATGTCGGAATACGTTTTTTGAATACATATTTGCCAAACATATCATCATAAGAACTGATATCAAAACTATCCTCCAACAAAGAGCGTCCAGATATCTTGAAGATTCTTTTGACTTCTTTCATAAATGGTTGTTGCCTTAGGATAGCAAAAGCATTAAATGATAATGCACCTTCAGCCCAAGATTGCATACCTTTGGATGAATAATCGTGAACTTCTTGAACTTTATTCATGTCCATAAAGTATTCACACTTAGATACAAGCATCTCGGTTTCTTCTCTAGTGAAATGATAAAGTGATGCATCAGCTAAAACAATGATAGCATCTGGTACCTTTTGTCTTATAGATTCTAAGGTTGCAACCGTCTGGTCAAATCTTTGTTGGTGATTATAGAACCGGACATTCAATGATTTGATAGCGGAGGTAACAAAGAACATATTTTTATTTGGAATCATAATACTTTTCTCTTAATTTATCCACATAATCACTGCAAACGGCATGGATGTTATTATACTCTATTTCCATTTTTTTGTCAAGAGCCTCTGGCATAACTAAAATGCTACGAGTCGTTAATTCTTTACCTGGATAAGTCCAAATATACTTATTACTGGTCAATGCAAAATCATCCTCTTGATGCCAGAAGTAAGTAAAATCAGTTGTGGTTAACCATCTTAATGCACCTAAATTCTTAGCATGAATCCAT